CCAACCAACAGAAAGCGAGACAGCCACCGTGGAAGAAACCACTTCAGCAGTCGAAGCAACACCTACAGTTGAGGCTGCCGCAGTTGAAGCTGCTCGCCCTGCTGTAACAGCAATGGCTTATTCAAAGCCACGCATTGAAATCACAGCCGCAAAGTATGTCGAAAACACAATTCGCGCTTCAATGGGCGATGAGTCTGCTCGTCAATACATTCTTGCAGCAGATAACACCTCGGACAACAGCGGTCTAGTACCGACCCGCCAACTTCAGGAAATTATCAACCCACTTGGCACAACTATCCGTCCTTCGATCGAAGCGATCTCACGCGGAGTTCTTCCAGACGCAGGTATGACATTCGAGATCCCAAAGATCACAGCAATGCCAACAGTTGCAATTACAGCAGAAGATGCAGCATTCTCTGACACAGATCAAAACTCTGCATTCCTCTCAGTTGATGTTAAGAAGTACGCCGGACAGCAGACATTCTCTGTAGAATTGCTCGATCGTACATCTCCAGCATTCTTCGATGAACTTATCCGCAACATGGGTGCAGCGTACGCAAAGGCAACAGATGCAGCGGTTAATGCAGCATTGATCGCTGGCGCAACAGCAGATGCAACAACTACAACAACATATCCAACAGCATCAGAACTTCTTGGAATTGTTGCTCGCGGTTCAGCATCTGTTTACAACGCGACACTAGGCTTGCCTAACCCATTTGCTCGCAACATGATCGTCAACACTTCACAGTGGTCTAACATCATGACACTCAACGACAATGGTCGTCCAATTTACACAGCAGCAAACCCAATGAACGCAGGCGGAGCAGTTACTCCAACAGCACTTCAGGGCAATGTTGCAGGACTCAACTTGTTCGTAACACCTAACACAGCAGCTGGAACTGACACAGACGGATCTATCCTCATCGTCAACCCAGATGCTTACACATGGTACGAGTCACCAAACTACCGCCTACGCGCAGAGTCAACTGCAAGCGGTTCAATAACTATTGGTTACTACGGCTTCGGTGCTATCGCAACTAAGGTCGGCGCTGGCGCATTCAAGAACAACAAGGCGTAAGCCCATTTAAGTCACTGGCGGGGTGTTGCCCTTACACCCCGCCAGTCTTTAGAAAAGAGGAAAGATGTCGCTCACAACAGTCGCAGAGTTACGCACCGCTTTAGGCGTTGGCACTCTCTATGCTGATGCGACCCTGCAGGAAGTCTGCGATGCCGCAGACAATGTTCTGCTTCCTTTCATCTGGTCTAACACTCTCTCGATCATCGGGCATAGCAACACAGCAAATACCGGCACTTCATACTTTCAAGACCCAATTACAGATGTTCTATATGTTGGCGAGACCGTAGTCATAACTGGTGCAGGATCCAAGCACAACGGATCTAAGACAATTACTGGTCGCACAACTCATTCAATTACTTACGCGATTACTGGCAACAATAACGCAGTAACACCGCGCCACCCAATTAATCCTTACGGCTTACTTTCAGCCGAGACTTACCTCGATCCTGCAACAGTTCCAGCGATCCAAGAAGCTGCACTAATGATCTCTATCGATATCTGGCAGAGCCGCCAAGCACCTTCAAGCGGTGGCGTGACTATCGACGGATACGCTCCAAGCCCTTATCGCATGGGTAACACTTTACTTGCTCGCGTTCGTGGCTTGCTTGCACCTTACCTCGATCCGCGCAGCATGGTTGGCTGACCATGGCGGCTATTTCAACCCTTCGCGCAACTATTGCAGCAGCGCTAGTCGATAATACTAAGTACTCAGTATTCTCATTTCCGCCTGCTACTCCTATTGTCAACAGCGTAGTAATCAGCCCGGCAGATCCTTATGTGACTCCTTCTAACAATAAGTACAATACGATCGCGCCGCTCGCTAATTTTAATATCAATATCTTCGTGCCACTCCTGGACAACGAAGGAAACCTAAATGGAATTGAGGATCTGCTAGTTGCTGTGTTTAACAAACTGGCTGCGTCCTCGATCGTCTATAATGTGGGAGATGTGAGCGCCCCAAGCGTTCTCAATGCTGCATCAGGCGATCTTCTCACCTGCTCAATGCAGGTGTCCGTACTAAGCGCATGGGAGTAATTATGTCCGAGTGGGAAAAAGAGCAAGAAGCCTTCCTGATTAAGATCGGGCAGGTTGCACCAGCAGCACCAAAATCATCTACTAAGAAAGACGAGGAATAACCTAAATGGCAGTATTTCTAAGCAACAATGTGGGCGTAAAGGTTAACTCCGTTGATCTTTCTGACCATGTAACATCTATCACTTTAAACCGTAACTTTGAGGAACTCGATGTCACCGCAATGGGCGACAGCGGCAGAAAAGCAGTTAAAGGCTTGGAAGCATCATCAGTTACTATCGACTTCCTAAACGACACAGCAACAGCGAATGTTCTCGCAACACTTCAAGCTGCTTGGGGAACAAATGTAACTGTAGTACTTCTACAGACAAAGGGAACAGCCGTCTCAGCGACTAACCCTCTTTACACAATGACATGCCTAGTCAACAACACAACCGATATTAACGGCGCAGTTGGCGATCTTGGCACACAGTCAGTTACATGGAATGTATCTGGCACAGTAGCAGTTGCTTCAACTGGCTCATTCTAAATAAATAACTAAGGGGCAAAAGCATGGCAAAACTAAAGGTAACAAGGGCAGACGGAAGCGTTAACGAGTACCAGATCACTCCGGCAATCGAGTACGCCTTTGAGCAATTTAAAGGCAAGGGCTTCCATAAAGCCTTTAGAGATGATGAAAAGCAGAGCGATGTATATTGGCTTTGCTGGGAAGCAATTCGTAGGTCGGGTGAAACCGTTAAACCCTTCGGAGAGTCATTTCTTGAGACATTGACGCGAGTCGAGGTTCTCGATGATGACCCTTTGGAGTAACGCGGGAGTCCTTCACCTATCTCGTAGCGAGACTTTCGCTTGAGACTGGACTCTCGCCCCAAACTTTAATTGAACTAGATCACACAATGTTCAGGACTTTACTTCAAGCCCTGAAAGACAGAGCAAAGGAGCAAGCTGATGCCAACAGAAGTAAAAGGCGCAGATAAACTCCGCAAAGCCCTAAAGCAATATGAACCTGATCTAGCCAAGGCTACAACTAAAGAACTTGGCAACTTGCTAAAGCCGATCGCGGCTAAGGCTCGCGGCTATATGCCAGCCGAGTCTCCGTTAAGTGGTTGGTCTGCTCGATCTTTTAACGAAGGTCGCTTTCCAACTTACAACCCTTCGATCGCCAAGAAGGGCATAACTTATAAGACTTCTCCGAGCCGTCCTAATAATCGCGGTTGGCGTTCGCTCGTATCTTTGCTCAACAAATCTGCTGCTGGCGCTATCTATGAGACAGCAGGACGAAAGAACCCCGGCGGAAACTTCTCACCTCGATTAGGTGGAGATCCTAAAGGCGAAGGCAAGATGCAAGGTCGTGGTATCTTCCGCGCTTGGAATGAAGATCAGGGCAAGACTCAGGGTGCAGTTATTAAAGCCTTGGAAAGCGCAGCTGCTAAGTTCAACGCCAAGACAGGTAAATATAACTAATGGCAACTAATGTAAAAGTAGATATTGCCGCGGAGTTCGTAGGCAGAAAAGCCTTCAACGATGCCGTTAAGTCAACTATCGGACTTAACTCTCAGGTTAAAAGCCTTGCAAAGTCTTATGTAGGTTTATTTACCGTTCAGCGTTTAGGTCGCGCTGGCTTCAATGCCGCTAAAGCCTTTGCAGCTGATGATAAAGCAGCCAGATTATTAACCCAGTCTTTAGATAACTTAGGCTTAGCCTTTGCAGATCCTTCAGTTAAGAACTTTATATCTGAACTAGAAAAGCAGTTTGGTGTCCTCGATGATCAACTGCGCCCAGCCTTTCAGCGCCTATTGACCACAACTGGCGATGTAGCCAAAAGCCAACAATTACTGCGCACAGCGCTAGATCTTTCAGCGGCGAGTGGTTCTGATGTCGTATCAGTTGCAGGCGATCTATCCAAGGCTTATGTCGGGCAGACTCGATCCCTTGCTAAGTACGGTATTGGCTTAACTCAGGCTGAACTAAAGGCTATGTCCTTCGAGCAAGTCCAGACTCGAATTAACGATCTATTCGGTGGACAGGCTCAGATCTCAGTTGATACTTATGCAGGATCACTTGATAAATTAACTGTCGCAGCAGCCAATGCGCAGGAGACTATTGGTAAAGGCTTAGTCGATGCGCTATCTATTTTAGGCGGTGGCGGTCAAGGTGGGCTTGACAATATCATCTCAAAGATAGACACAGCCGCTAATGGTATTGCTGCATTTACTTCAGGAGCGGCTAAAGCATTCAAGTTACTAGATACAGTTCTAAATCTTCAATTTACTAAGATCCCCGGCATCTTTGCCAAGCCTGCCGCTAAAGCAAGCATCACTCCAGCAGTTGCCTCAGAATTACAAAAGGCAGCCGCAGACAAGGCAGCAAAAAAGAACCGCGATGCTTTACTCAAGACAACTAAAGAACAGACCAAGGCTATTAAAGAGCAGACAGCGTTGCAAAAGGCTGGCACTCTATTCGACATTCAGCAAACTCAGATCATTGCTGCACTCAAAGGCGATATTTCAGCCGAGGAACGCAAGCGCCTAGAACTGCAACTGGCGATCCTCACCGGCAATACTTCTGAGGCTTCTAAACTAGCTGGAGAACTTGCCAAGTCTCAAGGACTATCACAGCAGTTAGCCGCTTACCTTGCATCGCTACCAGATGCTAAGAACCCATTCACAGCATGGAAGTCTTACTTAGACATGATCGAGAGTCAAGTTGCTCGCATTGCCGCAGGTAATGTTCAAGCCACTCCAACATCAATGGCTTCTGGCTACGGTGTAACTGGCACTCAATACTCTTTGCCACAGGGATCACAATTTACAACCGATACAGGCGTGAATGTAACCGTGAATGTTAACGCTGGTTCTGTCATCGCCGAAGAAGGTTTGAAAGATGTAATCCGAGACAGCCTACTCAATGACTCATTGCAGGCTAAGTTTGCTGCTATTTATCGTCAAGGTGGATTAGGCGCGTTCGGGTAATGGCACTTCCAGCGCAGATCAGCGTATCGTTCGATTTTACTTCAGGCGCTACTTTCGGCTATCCATTCACTATCGGAGATGCCAAATATGGCGTACTAGGTACAGGCACACTTGCTTCGACTACCACGCCAGAACCAACCGTTGATCTAACGCCAGATGTTCGCTCGATCTCGATCAAGCGCGGGCGCAATATCATGCGCGATACTTACGAGGCTGGCACTTGTACCGTTAGAGTGCTAGACCCTAATTCTTACTTCAACCCGCAAAATACTTCTAGCCCTTACTTTGGCTTCTTGACTCCGCTTCGTAAGTTGCGTGTCTCTGCAACCGTTGGCGGGGTTGGCTACTTCCTATTTTCTGGCTATACAACAGACTACAAATACACCTACCCACAGAACCAAGAGACTGGCTATGTGGACATTGTGTGTTCTGATGCTTTTAGACTTATGCAGCAGGCTGGCATTGTAGGCGTTACAGATGCCACAGCTGGTCAGGATACTGGCACACGCATCAACAAGATCCTAGATCAAGTTTCCTTTCCTGCTTCGATGCGTACGATCAATACCGGCAACACACTCTGTATTGCAGATCCTGGCACTTCTCGGACAGCGCTTGATGCGCTTAAGAATGCAGAGTTCTCTGAGCAGGGCGCGTTCTATATTAACTCAGAAGGCACAGCGATCTTCTTAAACCGTACCAATGTGATCAAGAAGTATGGCGAGACTCCGATCGAGTTTAATCAGACTACTGGCATTCCTTATACAAACCTTACCTTCGCTTTTGATGACAAGTTGATCATCAACAGCGCTGGCATGACTCGCGTAGGTGGCACTCAGCAGGTTTCACAGAACGCTGCCTCCATTGCTAAATATTTCCCGCATCAACTTAATCAAAGCAACCTAGTAGCCCAGACAGATGCAGACACTTTAAATATTGCTCAAATCTATGTCGCCACTAGAGCAGAAACAACGATCAGAATTGACCAAATGACCGTGGATCTTCTAGACCCAGATGTACCGACGGCAACAATGCTCGATCTGGATTACTTCTCTAATTTAAAGATTACGAATGTTCAGCCAGACGGCTCAACGATCGTTAAGACACTACAGGCTCAAGGACTTGCATGGGATATAACGCCAAACTCCATGAAGGTCACAGTCACAACTCTCGAACCTATAGTCGAGGGCTTCATCATCGGAAGCGCAGTATCAGGTATAATCGGCACTAGCATAATGGCGTATTAGGAGAATATAAATGGCAACAGGTTTCCCAGCAGCTACAGGCGATGTCCTAAGCGCGGCTATGTTCAATGGACTCGTAACCTTTACAGTCGATGCGGCTAACACAGCCGACTACACAGCAGCGTTGACTGATAGTTATCAAGCGCTTGATCTTATGAACAAGGCAACAGCGATCGCCTATAAGATCCCTACTAATGCTTCTGTAGCGTTCCCAGTAGGCACAGTTCTTACAGTTCTCAATATCGGAGCGGGTACTTGCACTATCTCAGCAGTAACGCCCGGCACAACTACAGTTCTTTCAGCAGGCTCAACAGCAGCCAGCCCGACTCTTGGTCAATATAAGTCAGCAGCTTGCATCAAGACTGCAACTGATACTTGGTATGTCGTGGGTGCTATCGCCTAATGATCGCTAATGCAATTACTTCCTTAATTGGCATTCCTGCACCCGCCAAAGTTTCATCAGTTGATTATTTGGTTGTAGCAGGTGGCGGCGGTGCGCCTATGGCAGGTGGCGGCGCCGGTGGCTTCAGATCAGGTACATCGTTCTCTGTTGGTGCATCGTTTACAGTGACGGTCGGTGCAGGCGGTGCTGGCGTTGCTTACAATGTTACAGGCGGCAACGGCTCTAACTCTGTCTTTTCAAGTATTACATCAACTGGCGGTGGCGGTGGCGGTGCTACCGATGTCGGCGCTACTTATGGCAACAACGGCGGTTCTGGCGGTGGTGGTCCAGCAGAAGGCGCTCGAACAACTTTAGGCGGTACAGGTAACACACCTAGCACTTCACCTTCACAGGGCAATAACGGTTCTGGTAATAATGGTTACACGAGTTCTCCATATCCCGGCGGCGCAGGCGGTGGTGCAAGTGCAGCAGGTTCGATACCTGCATCATCAACATCTGGTGCAGCAGGCGGCGCAGGAACTGCCTCATCGATTTCAGGTTCATCAGTCACTTATGCAGGCGGCGGCGGTGGTGGATTTGCTGGTGGTGGCGGAACTGTTGTCGGCGCAGGCGGCGCAGGCGGCGGTGGCAATGGCGCTATTACAGGAAATGGCTCTAACGGAACTGCAAACCGCGGTGGCGGCGGCGGTGGTCAAGGAACAAGCGCAACAAGCGGCGGTTCTGGTGGTTCAGGAATAGTAATTATTTCCTACTCAAACAGTTTTGCAGATTTAACTTCTATCGGTGGCGGTCTTACTTATTCAAAGACAACTAGCGGTGGAAAGACTATTTATACATTCACAGCAGGAACAGGAACGGTAACCGTCTAATGGCTCACTATGCGTTCTTAGATGATAACTCGATCGTAACAGAAGTGATCGTTGGTAAAGATGAAACCGAGTTAATTGAAGGGCTAGACCCTGAAACTTGGTACGGCAATTACAGAGGACAGAAATGCGTTCGTACTTCTTACAACTCAAAGATCCGCTATAACTATGCAAGCATTGGCTTTACATACGATGCAGAGGCAGATGCTTTTATTGCACCTCGTCCTAAGTGTGGTCATAAAGAATTATTCTTAAACGATCAGTTCAAGTGGAACTGCCAAGGGTGCGATTTAGAACTTAAGAAGTTATTAGATGAAGCCTAAATTATGCAAAGCAGGACAACAACTTCGTGAGCAATTCGATGACTGCTTCAGCGACCGTGATCGTACCTCGGACGGCTGGATCGGCGATAGTCGCCACTCAGCTCGTAAGTCTGATCATAATCCAGATGACCAGGGCTGGGTTCGTGCCATTGACATTGACCGCGATCTATCCGGCAAACCTAAGCCAGACATCATGCCCGATGTGGCAGATCAACTTCGCATCTTGGCAAAGTCTGATAAGCGCATCTCATATCTCATCTTCGAGGGCAAAATTGCAAGCGCCAAAAGCGCTTGGCGCTGGAGAACTTATACTGGGGTTAACAAGCATCGGCATCATCTCCATATCTCGTTTAGCGTCAAAGGCGATCACGACGGTTCGTTCTTTAATATCCCGACTCTAGGAGGAACAGCATGAACATGAAAAATCCCTACATTCTCACAGCAGGTGCGTTCTTATCTGCTTGGGCTGCATCTAACTTTGCAGCAGATTACCGCTCTGTTCTCTGGGCTGTACTAGCTGGGGTCTTTGGATATGCGACACCTAAACGATGACACCAACAGATTACTTAAATCTTTATATTGCCACTCTTGCGATAGTGGGTGGATTAGCGGGCTATGTGATCACTCACTTGCTGTCGGAGATCAAACGACTTAATGGGCGTGTCGATGAGATCTACAACATACTTTTAGAGCGACAATAATCCTATGGCTCGCAAGAAGGCTATCGACTTAGAGGCTTACTCTATGCTCGATCAGTACTGCATCGGGCTAAATGAATACTATAAATCGCTTAGACGAGCAGGGTTCTCAACTGAAATGGCTTTGGCTATCTTGCTTGAGCCTTTAACTTATCCGGCAACTATCTTGCCAACTCCTAACTGGCTGCCACAACTTCCCGACTCGATCCCTTATGACGATGACGATGAGGATTAACAATGAAAAGAACTGTAATCGTTCCAGATCTACAGGTTCCCTATCACGATGAAGTTGCTGTCCGCAATGTTGCATCTTTTATTAAGGCATACCGTCCAGATAGCGTGGTTACACTCGGAGATGAAATCGATCTCCCACAGATCAGCCGTTGGACAGAAAACACACCGGGCTGGTACGAGCAGACACTAGCTGAGGATCGAGACCAAGCAGTAGAGGTTCTCTGGTCGCTAGTCGAGCATTCTAAAGAGGCTCACATGATCCGTTCTAATCATACAGATCGTCTTTACAATGTGATTATGAAGAAGATCCCTGCATTCCTAGCATTGCCAGAGTTGAAGTTCGAGCGCTTTATGCGTTTAGAGGAACTTGGAATTACTTATCATAAGAAGCCATACGCCTTCGCTAAGGGCTGGGTTGCAGTTCACGGAGACGAACAGGGCATCAACCCTAACGCGGGTCTTACAGCCCTTGGAGCGGCTCGTAGGCATGGTTTAAGCGTGGTATGCGGTCACACTCACAGAGCGGGCGTATCAGCCTTTACAGAGGCTTCTGGGGGCAAAATAGGGCGCATTCTGCGTGGCGTAGAAGGCGGGCATCTAATGGATATTCGCAAGGCTGGCTATACCAAGGGAACTATGAACTGGCAGCAGGCTTTTATCATCGTTGAAGATAGCCAAGTAACCCTGGTCAACATCGAAAAGGACGGCACTTTTGTGGTTGCTGGTCGGCGTTATGGACGATCTAGATAACGACATAAAGCGCACGATCGATGATGCTATGGACGACGGAGAATTGTTACCGTTTCGTTACAAACACACCGTCAAATAGTCAGACTTTTATGCAACACTTATGCCAAGAAGGTGCGAAGGGCGCACTAGAAGGGCAGTAAATGAACGCAGATATAGCAATTACTTTATCGCTAGCGCTGGGAATGCTGATCGGCTTTGGCATTGGTTATGGTCGAGGCTACGAACACGGCAAGATTAAGGGTCGCATCGCAGCTCGTAAGATCGCTCGCCAGTTAGAGCAGGTGGGTCGATGAATGCCAGAGACTACCTTAACGAAGCCAGAGCAACGATCCAAGACCGGGGAATTGACTACGGTCACCCAAGCGACAATATGGCGCGAACTGCTGCCCTCTGGTCGAGTTATCTGGAGATGCCAGTTACTGATTATCAAGTCGCAATGTGTATGGCGCTCGTCAAAATAGCGCGAAGTATGGAGACTGCAAAGACAGACACTTATGTTGATCTAGCCGCTTATGTCGCTATCGCTGGACAACTACACACAGAGGAGAACGATCTCTATGTTTAATCTAGAAGATTACGAGACAGTAGAAGAACGCCTAGTTAAGTTCTGGAAGGAACACCCAGATGGTCGAATTGAAACTACTTTGGTTGAGTCAACGCTTCAGCGATTTATTATTAAAGCTGCTATTTACAGAACTGAAGTCGATGCACAGGCTTGGACAACTGGCTATGCGGAAGAAACCGTCTCGACTAGAGGAGTCAATTCTACGAGCGCACTTGAGAATTGCGAAACGAGTGCGATCGGTCGGGCTTTGGCTAACGCAGGCTATGCTTCGAAAGGCAAACGCCCTAGCCGCGAGGAGATGTCAAAAGTCAAAGCATCTGAACCAAAGCCTTTCGCGGATAAGTTAGCAGATAAGATCACGATGCCGGCAGAAGATGATCCTTGGTCAACCAAGACGGTACAAGCTGCGCCATCAAGTGCAGATGCCATTGCGCTAGTTCAAGATGTTCTAGGTGCAGTAAAGGTTGAGAAGGAAATACCTCTATGCCGCAACTGTCATGACCATAAGCCTATGACTTGGAAAACAGGCGTAAGTGCCAAGACTAAGAAGCCTTGGGCTAATTTCAACTGCTTCGCATGTAAAGATGTTATCTGGTACGAAATTAAGTCAGATGGCTCTTGGGGCGCTCAAGAGAATAAGTGGTGATGATATGAGCAGCCTACAATTCATGAACCAAGACGGTGAATGGGAGTCATTCCCAGATGTCGATGTAATTGAACACTATAAGAAGATCCGAGATAGCGTTCATGCTAGCGGGATTACAACTCGATGCTGTCTATGTAATCGAGAGTTCGATGTATCAGAGATCGTTATTACCGGCGGATCTTTAACGGCTGGCTTTACTTGGTCATGCCCTGACTGTCATGCAGTTACATTGGAGACTAGTGTCTCAAAGTAGAAAACACCGCGGCTTTCGCACGGAGCGAGTTGTCGCAGATTATCTGAGGCTCTGGTGGGAAGGGGCTTCAGTAGGTCGAGGTTCTGGGCGTGACATTCTCAATGTTCCGTTCGACTGCGAGGTAAAAGCGCGCACAGGACTCGATGTAAAGGGAACGCTCCGCCAGATCGAGAGTCGGACGAGTGAGAGTGGCTTATTGGGGTTTGCCACTTTCAGACTCAATGGACAGGGTGAGACACCGTCAGATTATGTGGCGATGTTAAGACTTGGCGATCTGGTGGGGCTACTCCTAGAAGCAGGTTATAAAGATCGTAAAGATCAGATCAAAGACTCAGACATCACTCGATGCCTAGACTGTGGCATATATGCGCTAGGTGAGCGATGCAAGTTCTGTCGAGAGGATCAGTAAATGCCGGGCAATAACGATCAAGAAAATGTGCTACCAGAGATACTTCACACATGCTATTGCGGCTATTCGCTGCGAGCAGCTTGGGGCTTCCTTGGTCAGAAAGAGGTAAGCAGAATGATGTTGAGTCATCTGGAGTCAATTCATGGAGTCGAGAAGTAATGCCTATTTACGAGTTTGAATGTACTAATGATCTATGCGAAGCCAACCTTCGCTATGAGAAGGAGTTAAAAATTAATGAACCACACGATGTTGAATGCGGCTTTTGTCATGAACCGATGCGCAAGATCTATAGCACTTTCGGGATCTCGTTTAAAGGATCTGGCTTCTATTCTACTGATAAGTAACTTATCAACACCTGTGGATAACTAATGTACATTCCTTCACTTAACGCTTACGACACGCCCATGTTATACACATGCTTGACTTGTCGGCTACACTCTAGGCAAGAGCCCCTCAAGGGCTCAGACCGCGCCCGTAAGGGCGTAGCGCGGTGGGTTGCTGGAGTGTTAGTGGGATCTCTATGTCTGCTGAGCGCTGAGACATCAGAGGCTCAAAACATGCCATTAAAAGTACTGGCTAATAAGCAGCTAACAGATAAGCAATACAACTGCCATAACGAGATCGTTTATAGAGAGTCTCGTTGGAAGATCGATGCAGTTAATGGATCTCACTATGGCTACTATCAGATAAGAAGTAAATCTGTACAGAATAAGCCTTATGACTATCAGTTCTACATCTATTGGTATTATGTATCTAAGCGCTATGGCTTTGATAAAGATAACCCTGACTTGCCGGACTATTGTTCAGCACTTAAGCATTTAAGAACAAGAGGCTGGCAGTAATGGCAAAGCGTGGAGATCCTCGATTAACCAGAGATTACAAAGCCTTTCGCTTAAAGGTATTGGCTAGAGATCAATGGTCATGCTTCTATTGCTCAGCACCAGCTGCGACAGTTGATCACATCATTCCAATTAGCAAAGCGCCTGACTTGGTAGTGAATTTTGAGAACGCAGTTGCTTGCTGCCAGTCCTGCAACTCATCGAAGGGCAGCCGTAATCAAGGGGTTTTTTTAGGGAAGAAGGCTACCCCCCCTGTCTTTTCTGGCTCCGCCTCCCCAACACGATCCATAATTCACCAGGACAGTCCGTTTACCGCCCAACCAGTCCAAGACGGTGACCAAAGGTGACCAAAGGTTCCCGATCCCTACGAGGGGCAACCGAGCCAAGGCTTCACAGCCCTTACTTAAAGGGCGCTTCTAAGGTTAATGATGTAATTGAGTTATCTGAACTAATTAAGATGCCACTATTACCATGGCAGAAGTTCTGCCTCACCGACATGCTCCGCGTGGACAAGAAAGGCAACTGGATACGCAAGACGAACCTGCTGCTGGTCGCCCGGCAGAACGGTAAAACCCACTTAACTCGAATGCTGATCTTGGCTCACCTTCTAAAGTGGGATAGCAAGAACATCATCATCGCCTCATCTAATCGCTCTATGGCACTCGATACATTCCGCCAAGTAGCCAATGTCTTTGAGAGTAATGAGAACCTCATGGCGCTGGTCAAGCAGATTAGATACGCCAACGGCACAGAGTCGATCGAGATGAAAGACGGTCGCAGACTTGATGTAGTAGCAGCTACTAGAGACGGCGCTCGCGGTCGATCAGCCGATGCGCTATTCCTCGATGAAGTTCGTGAATGGTCAGAAGAAGGCTATCGAGCAGCGATGCCGGTAACTCGAGCCAGACCTAATGCGCACATCTTTCTAACTAGCAATGCTGGCGATGCGTTTAGCATCGTACTTAATCAGCTGAGAGAACGAGCGCTGGACAACCCGCCAAAGACTTTCGGTTATTACGAATACTCTGCGCCTCAGTATTGCAAGATCGATGATCCTAAGGCTTGGGCTATGGCTAACCCTGCACTTGGATATCTCGTTACTAAAGAGACTCTATCTGAGAGCGTGGCAACTAGCCCTATTGAAAATACTCGAACAGAGTTGCTATGCCAATGGATCGACTCCCTGAGTAGTCCTTGGGCGCATGGCATTCTCGAAGATACTAGCGATGCAAGTCTTACGATCCCGCCCGGCGGTTACACGGTCTTTGCCTTCGATGTATCACCTTCTAGGCGCAATGCTTCGCTAGTTGCTGGTCAATTACTCCCCGACGGTCGCATCGGTGTTGGCATCTTGCAGACTTGGGAGAGTGCAGTCTCGGTTGATGATCTAAAGATAGCGTCAGATATTAAAGGGTGGGCAGATAACTATCGCCCTCGCCAGATCTGCTATGACAAGTACACGGCGCAAACTATTGCCGATAAATTATCCAACGCGGGCTGCGTAACGCAAGACATCTCAGGCGCTGCGTTCTATCAGGCTTGCGGAGACTTGCTAGACGGACTCTCTAATCTTCGGGTCGTTCATTCAGGGCAGGCTAACTGGATACAGCAGATGAATAACTGCGCCGCTAAAGTTAACGACTCATCATGGCGCATCGTTAAAAGAAAATCCGCTGGCGATGTCTCTGGCGCTATCGCAACCGCCATGGTTGTCCACATGCTTTACAAACCACAACAGGTAGCGGCTATCTACACGGAATGACCTACATGTAGTGTATAATTGCACTCTATGGGTATCCTTTCGCGCCTTACAGGTGCAACATCATCGCCAACTATTGAAGCGCAAGCTGCTCCGCAAGTTCTCGGTGAGTATTCTCCTTATGCAATGCCCTTTCAGTTTGCCTATGTCGGTCGCACAGAAGCAATGGGAGTTCCAGCCCTAGCACGCTGCCGCAACTTACTTGCTGGCACTATAGGCACAATTCCTCTAGAACTTTATAAGAAGTCAACTGGTGAAGAACTCGGTAAGCCTCTATGGCTTGATCAGCCTTCGTATCATCAGCCACGCTCTGTGACTATTGCTTACACCGTTGACTCGCTTCTATTCTACGGTCAAGCATTCTGGCAAGTCGTCGAGACTTATCAGGAGGACGGTCGCCCTTCTCGCTTTGAGTGGATCGCTAACTCTCGCGTAACTGCAACACTCGATCGTGACAATGTGTTCGTTAAGTCTTACGCCGTTGACGGTACAACAGTTCCAATGGACGGTCTCGGATCTTTAATTACATTCCAGTCACTATCTGACGGCATTCTAAATACCGGCACCTCAACAATTCGTGCAGCCCTCGATGTTCAAAAGGCTGCGGTCATTGCTGCTGGCACTCCAATGCCTACTGGCTACCTAAAGAACACAGGCGCAGACTTGCCACCAGCAGAAGTTCAAGGATTACTGGCTGCTTGGAAAAATGCCCGCAATAATCGTTCAACTGCTTATCTAACTTCTACTTTAGAGTATTCGCCAGTCTCATTCTCACCTAAAGACATGGGCTATAACGACCAAATCCAAAACCTCGCGACGGAAATCGCACGCCTCTGCAATATCCCGCCTTACTATGTCTCAGCTGATCAAAACTCGACGATGACCTATGCGAATGTCACAGACGAACGCAAGCAGTTCCTAACTCTATCTTTGCAGCCATTCGTCTCCGCCATTGAGGATCGTCTATCTATGGACGACATCACCGCTCGCGGCAACATCGTTAAGTTCGACATTGATAAGAATTATCTACGCACAGACCCACTCGTTGAGTTGTCAATTATCCGCGAACTTCTTGATCTTCAGCTGATCACCCAGGAGCAAGCCATGGAGATGACAGACTTAACACCTAACGGAAGCGAAGGAATGATATGAGCGAAATGCTGACATTCTCGGCAGAACTCACAGCAGATAGTGCAGCGCGCACTATCTCTGGCAAAATAGTGCCATTCGGCGGAGAAGTTGGAAACACTTCTGCCGGTGCGGTTGTCTTTGAGCGCGGTGCGATAAACATCTCTGACACCAGCAAAGTCAAACTCCTATTGGAACATGACCCTAAGCAGCCTATCGGTCGCGCTCAATTCTTTAACGAAACCGACGAAGGGATCTTTGCTTCTTTCAAGATCTCCAAGTCATCACGCGGCACAGATGCTCTCATCGAAGCCAGCGAAGAACTCCGCACTGGTCTCTCAGTCGGAGTTATGGTCAATGCAGCAAAGCCTAAGAATGGCGTGTTGTATGTATCGAGTGCCGACCTCCTCGAAGTCAGTTTAGTGCAGGCTGCCGCATTTAAATCAGCAGCCGTCACTGATATTGCGGCATCAGAAGATGAAGCCGTTGAAACCAACCAACCAACAGAAAGCGAGACAGCCACCGTGGAAGAAACCACTTCAGCAGTCGAAGCAACACCTACAGTTGAGGCTGCCGCAGTTGAAGCTGCTCGCCCTGCTGTAACAGCAATGGCTTATTCAAAG